AGTTTGCCCAATGTCTTCAGTATGCGATCACAGTCCCACACATTCAATATGGAGAATGTAGGGTTGGCGAACATATGCACTGGTTGTTCCTTCCACTGTGATATGTTATCTTTGACCCGTGCCCAATCGCCCGTGCGTATGTAACGGAATGTGTCTTGGGTCACTGCATCTATCGAGAAAGTCATTTTCACTGATGCAAATTGTGCCAGCAGGTCGACCAGTTCCACGCGAGGAGCCACTGACCCGTTGGTGGTCAGCACCAAGTTGATGTGCTTGGCGCGATCCATGTCCACTATCATCTGCAACAAGTTGGGCAATCTAGCCGCCAGCAGTGTCTCACCACCGAACAGTTCTAGGTGCTGTATGTGTGCGAGATGTGGTTTGATCTCTTCCAACCTGGTTTGGTCCCATGGTGATTTGTGCCATGCCTCATGCTGGTCATACATGTCCGAGTGTCCCTGTTGCATCAACTGCCTGGTTTCACGCAACCATCCTGTGGAGTATTGCAGGTGGCAGGTCCTACAAGCATAATTGCAGGTGTTGGAGAATGACCATTGCATACTCTTGGGTTGTGCTGGCCTCTCGCCGATGCCGGTCTCTTCTGATTGTGTCTGTGTGTAGGCCAGTCTGGGTGATGTGCCCTCCACTGCCTCCTGCCTCCAACAGGTGTTACAAGCAGGGTGTTGTTGGCCTTTGTCGAACGCTGATCTGATGTGGTCGAACAGGTCAGAACGGAATGCTTCGGTCACAGGTTTGCTGGTCCAATATTTCTCGTCGTAGATCAAACAGCAAGGAGTCTTTTGTTCTCCTTCTATGTTGATGTTGTAATATGGTTGTGAACAGTATGTGTCTTTGGACATACACTATTTAAAGTGTTCGGCGATCATCTTGTGTGTTTTCGGACCTGGATGTGTGCCGTCCCTGCCCACGTCGGGCATCTTGCCCCAATCTCTGATGATGGGGTGTAGGTACACATATTGGAAAGGTATCGAGAATGATGCACACACTGAGTTAATGGCCGCAACCACACGTTCTCTGTTGATCTGTATCTCTTGTTCCGATACCATGTGTTTGGGTATGGTTGATCTTGGTCCTATAATTTCTGTTTGAGTGTTGCTCATCCAGAACTCCCTGCGTGTTGCTGGTGGTGACAACATGTACACAGCACTTGGTCTTACCATTGGAATCCAGTGTGCGGCCAATCTATAACAGGTTTCTGCGGCCCCACCTGCTTGTCCCATGTTCAACATTGTGCCTCCCACACGATCGTTCACATGTTGGCACCAGGTCTCGTGTAGATTTACTCCTATGCCCAGTGTGTTAGAACAACCAAGATACATGTTTGCTGTGTGTGGTTCTAGCACGTCGTTGTCGTTGTCGCATCTAAATCCCTGTGCGTTGAAGCGATATTCTATTGCTTTGGTGTATGTTTCTGCTGATGGTGTGTCGTTTGGAAAGTGTGTTAGTGTACGTCCTGCCACATGTTGATGCATTGACGTCTCAAGTTTAGTCATCGTCGTCTTCGTTCATGTTGCTTAATAGATCCCTCAAACCCTTGGACGTTACTTTAGCACTCACCTTTGGTCCAGGACCTGCGACCGGACCGCTGGTCGCTTCGCTCTGATCTGTGGCACTTGGCGTGACCATGCTCTGTCTTTTCATGTTGCCGTATATGGTTGACCTCTGTTTGGAAAATGCTTGATATTCTTCATCCTCTGATAGATCCGAAATACGCAAACAATCAATGTCAAACTCTAAGTCTACCTTTTGTCCAACACCACTTGATGATCTAGTCTTCATAAACTGTATCTGATATCTGCCACGTTCACGCATTGCCCGTGATGTGAATATACCAATCACGTTGTCTGATGTTTGTATCTTACTCAAACCACCTGCTATGTGTGAATGGTCGAATTCAATTTCTTCTACTGCATCTCTGTTCAACTGTGATGCTGTACACAATAACAGTTCTAAGTCTACTGCCAAGTTCCTAAGTTCTTCTGACACATACTTGTCTTTTACGAACAAGTCCGATGGTGATACCCTCTTGTTCAAAGGCATCATTAGATCCAAATAATCAACCAGTATAGCATCACACTTGACGCCATGCTTGATCTCAAACTCTTTGATGTATGTTCTTATGGAAAGTGCAGTTGCACCTGATGGCAAATACTTTATGACCAGTTTGCCTGCTGTTTTGGCCTTTGCTTTTACTTTCAGTTCTACATTGTCGATCTGTTTGAATATTTCTCTTGCTGGTGTTTGTGCAACCATAGAATCAATACGCATGGCACACAATGCTTCACTCAACTCTAAACTGATGTAGATCACATTCAGACCTTGTTCGACCCAGTTCACTGCCATGTTCTGCAAGAACAAACTCTTACCTGCACCAGATCCACCTGCGAACAAGTTAAGTTCACCTCTGTTGAATCCACCAAACAGTTTCTTGTCTAGTCCTGCCCAACCTGTGGACACAGTACCGTTGTTGTCTTTGAGTGCAGTCAGTCTTCCTTTTGGATCTTCGAAGTAGTCTGTACCCAAGTCTTTGGTCAATCCAACCTGCACAGCATCTTTTATTTTTTGTTCTACAGCACCATACTCACCTTTCTCCAACATGTCTGCTGAAGTCAGTATCGCACCTTCGAGTGCTTTGTGTCTACAAAAGTTTTCAAACTCATCCAAGAACCAGTTGTAGTGTGCTGGATCAATATCTTGGGCACTCTTAAGTGCGACACCAGTCTTTGCTTTTACCATTTCTAATTCTGGCAACTGCTTGTAGTCATCGGAATACTCTTTTATAAATTGTGCAACTGGTTGTAAGTCTCTGTTGAAATACTTTGGATCGAATATGTTTTGTATTCTTGAATATGATTCTGCATCATTCAACATCATTTCAATAAACAATGTTTGTATGTCTTTGTTGTAATCTATCTGTTGAGCCATTTTTTCGCTGTCAATTCTATTTTAAGTTTGGAGTCTTGTATTGTAGCAAGAATACTTTTGAAAGTCAATAGTTTACCATATTTTACAATAGCATCTCCTACATCTACCACATCATCACCCCAGTTTGGAAATGCCACAGACCAACCATAGTCTACGGCTTTTGTAATCATCTTGCGTCCAGCCTCATCACGATCCGGCACCACAACCACTTTGCGTTGTAAGTTGTTGATCATTTCTGCTTGTCTTTGATTTGGTTCAGACCCTAGCACAGCCACACCATCTAGTGCTATTGCATCCATTGGACCTTCGCACACTAATACAAATTGTCTATTGTAATTTTGTACGTCACAGTTGAACACATAACCAGGTGGCACATCTGTGAAGTATTTTGCTATCTTGTAATTCTTCTCACCTAACCATCTGCCTGTGTAACCTATAATTCTTTGTTTGTGATAAAATGGAATCAACAGTCTTTGATCCATCTGATTGTCTTTGCTGGTGCTCCAATAGAACGGATAGTCTTCCAGTTGTAGATGTCTATCGTTGATGTGTTCTATTGCTTTGACTAATCCATCGACTAATCCTCTTGCTTCGAGATCGTTTTCGTTGACCCAATGCATGATTGGTTTGGATCCTTTGGGCAAAGTCTTTTCCTTGAAGTGTATCGGTTTGTATTCACGTTTGTATTCAACGGTCTCGTCCATGTGTCGCAATGCTTCTAATCCCATCTTGCGTATTTCATCTACTGTGAATCCCATGTAACCTAAAAACTTTTTCATTTTGAAGTTTAGATTTCTGCCTGGTGTGTAGTTTGCCTTGTACCCACAGTTGAAACAGTGAAACTGTATGCCACCGTCTGGTGGTATGCGTACACCACCCCTGCCCCTAGTGTCTGCTGACTCACCGAAGTGATGACAGCAAGGAGCATTAAATGATGTCCATCCACTGGGTGTGGTTTTGCGTTTGTTAGGCATACGACTAACGAATGTCTGCTGAATCTGATTGATCATTAAATTATTATAGTTGATCTATGCAAAATGTCAATGTCGGTAATAGGAATCGATCTTGTAGTTTTTCCATTCCAATCCTTCCAAGTAATCTGTGCCATTGGCATGTTTCAATCTACCAATACCATGTACCACATCATAATCAGAGTATGCAACTGGTTTGGGTATGGTAACGTCGATATATTGCCCGTTGTCAATGCCCAATGTAAGAAACGTAGTGTATCTACCCTTGTCACCTTTGAACACTCTGCCATTAGCAATTATGCCACTGAACTGTACTCGATCCAGATATAATTCTTTAATGCCCATGTGTGGTAAAAACTCTTTGTGGCTCCACCATCCATATTGTTTGAACTGCCACACAGGATCGTCGATCACATCTGACTTACCTTTTGGCAATGTGTATGCACCGGCCTGTTTGGCCTCACAGCGATACACCCATCGTCTATATGATCCTTGACAATGTTTGAGAGACGCTTTCCAAAATTTATATGGGTTATGTGCTTTTTGATATGCCAATGCCCAGATCAGTCTACCTAAGTTTACTGCATGTGCCCTGCACAGACCAAACCCACTGAGTCCATATAATTCTTGTCTCACTGCCTCTTTGTTGTTGTGCCTTCCCATGCGATGCATGAACTCTAATACTTTTTCTTCGTTGCGTTTTGCGAATGCTCTGCGATATTGATCTGCCTCGAAGTAATCACAATCGATCAACTTTGCTATTTTTTCTATGGCATCGTCTTCACACACAATGGCTTCGGTGATACGTTCACGAGACCAGTCGTGGAAGAAACTTGCCTTTTTCCTTCCTGCTACTGCTACTGGTCTTATCAGTGCTGTGCCAAATACGCAGTCTGCCCGCCCTTTGGGTTTGATAGCACGAAACAGCCGTCTCATTGCAGGAGATTCTGCCTGCGTAACTCCAAGCACGTCGCCTCTCTGTAACAGTGCTTCTGTCTTTTCGTCTCGTTCTGGATAGTCTTTGGCTGGTGTTGGATCTATCTCCATTAGTTGCGATAGTCCTCTGCTGGCCAGTATGTCTACTTTTAAATGCTCCAAATCCTCCACTTCGTATTTGTCCAACAGTATTTGATTCTCTTGAGAGATTAATGATTTTGGTAATGATCTTTGAAACACTAAAATTCCTCCACAATGTTTTGATATGCATTTCTTTTTTCCTATAAGTTTGCGTTCTAATCGTTTGGCTTCCTTCTCGTCAAGGCCCAAACTCTTGTATGTAAAATTGCGTGGAAGTCTTCCGACAGCACCAAGACGTTTGGCTACCTCACGTCGTGCTGATTTCTCTTTGAACTTAACAAAGTTTGATATTCTTGCAGTCTTGCCTGGCCACTTCGCAAAGATTCTATTCATAACCTCAAGTTGTTTATGATGGGGAAAATCAATATCAACGTCGGGTAAATCTTCACGTAAAGGGTTAAGGAATCGTGCTACCGGAATATTCCATTCAATTGGGTCAATGTCAGTAATACCCAGCAAGTAGCAAACAAGACTTGAGCCAGCAGAGCCTCTTGTCATATGTGGTATGTCTTTGGTAAGATCTAGTATGTCGCGGATTTGTAGGAAGTAGTCGACGAATCTAAGTTGGAGAATTATTTCTATCTCGTCGGCCAATCGTTGAGTATAGTTAGAAGTGTTTGGACACTGCCTAACAAAGCGCCTATACAGCCTGTTAATATTTTCTAATGCCTGTGTATCAGTCATGTTTGCCTTTTTGCCTATCTAATCTTTTGGATTAGCAATTCTATTTATCTGTAAATATCGTATGCGTAAAAATTTGTATGATTCCGACAAGTTGATCATTATCATATACGAACGTCAGCACAAGTATCAAGCCATGTTTGTCGGTAAAGGATTATCTTTTTCGAAAGACGTATGTGTGCCGTTGCCACGTTACAAACATTTCCATTTGTTCGAACACGACATGATGCCAGCAATGTGGAACGATTGGTTCATGGATGGAAACCATCGGTGGTTAGATTACGGCTGG